ACGTCGCAATCGAACAGGCACGGGGGCGGTACATCTTACCACTGGACGCCGACGACATGCTGGATCCGAACGCGGTACAGCTTCTGGCCGACGCCCTTTGCACCGACCGGACACTGCATGTTGCATACGGTAACGTCCGGTTCGTGGATGAGGACGGACGTACGCCTACCGACTATGGCGTTCCGTCGCAGGAGCCGGGGCACTCCGGGTGGCCGGTAACGTTTGACGGCGACCGCCAGGTGCAGGGCTACAATCTCCTGCCGTATGCGTCCATGTATAGGCGCGAGGCGTGGCAACTGACCGGCGGGTACAGGCGACGTCTTAAGACAGCCGAGGACGCGGACTTCTGGACTCGCCTCACCAGTTACGGGTTCCGGGCGGATTACGTCACGTCTCACGACACGCTCATCTATCGCAACCGCGAGGGATCCATGTCACGCGCCAACGAGCGCAAGCGATTTGACTACATTCGCTGGTTCCCGTGGGCTCGCGGCGCGGTTCCTGCTCCGGCGGGGCTGTCCGGTAAGCAGCACGTGTCCCTCTACGACCCACGTGTGTCCATCATTATCCCGGTAGGTCCTGGGCATGAGAAGGTTGTCCAGGACGCCGTTGACTCGGTACAAGCACAATCGTATCCGTCCTGGGAGTGCATCGTCGTCAACGATTCGGGCAAGCCGTTGCACCTGCCTACGTGGGTACGCGTGATCGAGACGAATGTGCGCGACGTGGGGGCTGCACGGAACGTTGGCATAGCAGCCGCAACCACCCCTTTATACTTGCCGCTCGACGCGGATGACTACCTTCAGCCGGACGCGTTGCAATGGCTATTGACGGCGTATGTCGAGTCAAAGGGTGACATCATCTACCCGGATTTCTGGGAAGATCCCGACCGCGAGGGTGTGTTCAAACCGTACGAGCTCTTGGACTGGAATTGTGAACAACTGACGACCAAGATGAGGGGCACTATCGTCCAGCTTGTTCCCCGTGCGGCGTGGGCAGCGGCGGGCGGTTATGCCGAAAAGATCGGGTGGGAGGACTGGGACTTTCAACTGCGTCTCGCTCACGCCGGGTACTGCTCGCGCCGCCTTGCCGCGCCATTGTTCACGTACCGAAAGTGGACTGGTACCAGGCGCAACTATAATGAGGATGAGTTCAAGCGCCGCCTGGCTGAAATCCGGTCGCGCTGGGCCGAATACTTCGATGGGAGAAAGAAGTTCATGGCATGTAGTAGCTGCGGCGGCGCGCGCCAAACGATACGCCCGGCAACCACGCAACGATCACTCGAGAAGCCAACTGGCGGTGACGCTCTGCTGGTCGAATACATTGGTCTGCGAGCTGGGTCCGTCAGCTACCGGGGGCAGTCGGGGGCTATCTACCTGTTCGCGGCGGGTGACAAACCGTCGTGGGTCCTGGCTAACGACGCACCGCTGTTTGCGGGACTCAAAGACTTTCGCGTGTACGTGGGTGATGCCCCGCTCCCGGTATCCACCGAACCGACGCTCAACGCGTGACGCTCCTCCTTCTCGGTCTCGCGACGTGGCGGCTGACGAACCTCATCCTGCACGAGGATGGTCCGTTCCGGATGCTTGACCGGGTTCGGCAACTGGTTGGAACCGAGAAGCCCGGCAAGGTCACGGGGCTGCGGCAACTGTTCACCTGTCCGTATTGCATGAGCATGTGGACTGCTCCGGTCGTGTTCGCGGTGTGGCGGTACTGGTCGCCGCCAGTCTACGTCCTTGCTGCTTCCGCCATCACGGTATTCATTCATGAGGTCTACGCGCGGGAAACGTGACGCCTTGCCCCTGCTGGGACGATAATCAGGCGAAGAGGTGTTCTCGATATGGCACGCGCGGAAACACGAACGAAACTGCCCCTCGCGACGTGGGCTCGCATCATGGGGATTAACAAACTTCACTTCGAGGGAGTTCAACTAAACTCGCTCCAGACGGCGACGTGCGAAACGGCATGGTTCCAGCACCCGTGGCAAGAGGCGGACCGGGTGTCCCGCGAAGACGTTGCGCTTGCCATTGCCGAAGCCGAGTCGAACATCGAGCGAGAGCTCGGGTACCGGCTAATCCCAACGTGGGAACAGGACGAGTGGCGAGATGCGCCGCGCGCGTGGCGTCCTGAGGCTGTGATCCTCTCACAGGGAGACGTGCGCGCGTATGCACCCACTGTCCAGACGCGGTGGAAGCATCTCATCTCCGGCGGCATACGCGGGTCAACAGTTATCGATGCGGCAGCGGCGATCGTCTGGAGTGACGCCGACGGCGATGGGTACAAGGAGACGGGCACCGTCACGGCAGTGACAACGGTTACGGACCCGTGCGAAGTTCACCTCTTCTACCCAGGAAAGTCAGGCAATACGAAGTGGGAGATCCGCCCGATCACGGTTGCCATCGCAGCGGGTACGGCGACGATCACCTTCCGGCGCGAATTGTGCGTTCTCGAGAGCATCCTCGAGTCACTTGCGAACGTTGACGTACCGATAGCCGATGGGCTCACCGACGCCGACTTCCTCGCCACGGCAGACGTGTACCGGGTGTACAACGACCCTTCACAGCAAGTTCAGTTCTTGTGGGAGCCGTTCAGCGACAACTGTGGCTGCGGGTCGGACGGCTGTACTGTCTGCGCATATTCAAGCCAGTATGGGTGCCTGCACTCGCGCGGCGATCATCGCTCGGGAATCGTTGCGTACAGCCCGGCTACGTGGAACACCACGACGCTGTCGTTCGATTCGGTAGCATGGTCCGTCGGACGTCAACCCGACATTACGCGGCTCTGGTATTACGCCGGGTTGCGAGACCTTGACGCGACGTGTCCCACACTTGAGATGACACCCGCCTGGCAGCGGACGGTTGCGTACTACGCGACCGCGCTCCTCGACCGGGAGACATGCTCGTGCAACGCGGCGCGTGTTGCTCACTGGCAGGCGGACCTTGCCGCAACCGGCGGAGCCGAGGAGCTGTCTACGTTCACTCTCGGTGATTCGGACCTGAACAACCCGTTCGGTACACGGCGTGGAGAGATCTACGCGTGGCGGCATGTACGAGCGCAAGGTGTAGCCGCTGCCCGGTCCACGGTCCTCGTCTAACCGGGTTTGCGCACGCCGTTTGACGAATCGCCCTCGTAACCCCGATCCTTACCCTTGCATGGGACTGCGACAAGTCGAGTACGTTGACGGATCAGGTAGGCGCTGGCTGCGCGGGGTGCCCGAACATCTTTCGGATGCCCACGCGTCAAGCGGCGTACCGCTCGGCCCGCCACCGCTTGACGACCTTGGGCTTCCGAAGGAGGTCCTGATTCGGCTGCACAACGAACTCTTTGCTCGCCGGATCCTGACCGCCAACGATGCTCGCCAACGACCGCAAGAAATCATCTCCGCGCTGTCCGCAGCGTTCCGGGTCGATGCCGTGCGGATCGTGAACGTTTATCAGGGTGTGGGCACCGTTAACGGGAAGCCTGTACCCGTAACAGTCGAACCGAAGAGGAAATAGCATATGGTTCGCACAAACTTGCAGAGGACGGCGCAGTCGCGAGTCTTCACAATCGAGGACCGCGCCGCGCCGGGGCATACGCCGGAGTATCAGACGCTCACCCGTGCCACGGCTCTGACGTGGTCCCAGGGCGACGTCACTCCGATCCGTATCCCCGACCCGAGGCAGTACGGGAAGTTCCTCACTGTTGACAAAATTCACGGTCAGCCGGGCTTGCCTGGTCTGTCGCTCGAGTTTCGAACGACCCGTGATCTGTCAGACGTGCTGGCGCTCGTACGCAAGGGGTGCCCTCTCGATATCCAGATCCATGTCGGCGCGTGCAAAGATCCTTCGGACTTTGACGCGGGCTGGGAGAAGATCCTGGTACTCGAGGGAGCCGAAATCACGAACTACTCCACTGGCGAACTTGGTGCGTTTGACGCGGACCAGGAAGCGCCGGTCATGGAGACCATCGACATTGTTGGTGAGGACTACTACGAGCTGAAGCCGCTCGTGTTCGCGGAACAAGCCGCGTCACAGATCGTGCAAACGGTCCTCGACGTTGTGATCTGCGATTCGAAGGCGTGCGGCGCGTGCGGCATCGTCAGCGACGGTTGCCAGAAGGTCTTCGCCATCCAGTCAGCAACCGCCGGTTCGCCTGGACTGCCTTCCGAGGTAGTGTTCACGGATGATGGCGGGGCAACCTGGGACGAGACGAATATCACGTCTCTGGCTGCGAACAAGAGTCCAGACGCAATCGCCTGCGTAGGTCCGTACCTCGCTGCGGTCAGCAACGGCGACTGCTCGATCCACTACGCGCTGCTTGCGGACATTCTCACAGGCACCGAGACGTGGACCGAAATCGTGACGGGTCTTGTTTGTGCCACTGGCGCACCCAACGATCTCTTCTCCGTGTCTCGTACGCAGACCTGGATCGTCGGTGATGGCGGGTACATCTACTTCTCGGCGGATATCACGGCGGGCGCGACGGCTCAAACGTCTGGTGACGTGACGGCGCAGAACCTGAACTGCATTCATGGCTTCGACGAAGAGAATCTTCTCGTCGGCGGTGCTGCGGGTGCCCTGCTTCTGACCCGGAACGGTGGCGCAACGTGGTCCCTGGTCACGGTGCGTGCAGCTCAGGCGGCTGTTGCAATCAACGCGGTCTGGATGCTCGGCGAGAACGTCTGGCTCGTTGGTTATGCCGACGGCGACCTCGACTACACCATCGACGGCGGCGTGACCTGGACGCAGAAGACCGTACCGGGGTCGCTGACCTCGATCACGGACATTGCGTTCGCGACGCCGTCTGTCGGCTACATTGCGGGAGGCGCTGCCGGTCCTGCCGGTAAGCTCTTGCGCACTATCAACGGCGGTAACACGTGGTACGTGCTGCCCGAGACATCCGGGCAGACCGTGCCCACGTCGGATTCGTTCGTTGCCATCGCTGCTTGCGGCGAAGATCCCAACCTCCTATGGGCTGGCGGTCTGGGTGCAAACGGCGTCGACGGAATTCTGGTCAAGGGGGCCTAATCCATGGCAGCAAAAGCCTCGCATCCAGCAGCTGAAATCGCTGCAGCCGAGGCGGCTGCTGTCGTAACCGCCGAAAGCGAAGAGCGGGACCTGGTTACGTTGAGCAGGGGCATTACTCTGCGCATTGTGCCGGTCCCGCCGTTCGCTATTCGCGAAGCAGCAATGCGCATCCCGGTACCGTCCGTTCCCATTGTTCACATCAAGGACAAGAATCGGGACGAACTCAACCCGAACGATCCCGACTACCTGGCTGCGGTCGAAGCGAACGCGTCCGAAAGGATGCTCGCGGCAACCAACGTCATGTTTGTGCTCGGTACGAAGCCGGAGATCATTCCGGCGGGGTGTCAGCGCCCGGATGACACTGAATGGACCGAAGCGCTCGTGGCACTCGGGATTGAGATCCCGGAGAACAAACACCTGCGCTACTTATCATGGCTCCGGTACTACGTGCTGGTATCCGAAGTCGACATTCGCGACCTTGTTGCGGCGTGTATCTCGCGGTCCGGGGTACAGGAATCGGAGGTCCAGCGAGCAATCGTTGCCTTTCGGGGTCGAGAGGAACGGTGAACCAATCTACGTGGTCCCGGTCAAGAACAGCGTAACGACCGGCATCGCGTACGATGACTTGTGCAGCCAACTCGGGCTCGTGTCCGAGTACGAGGAAAGGGAGACCGCCATCTTCGCCGGATACCCGTGGACTGCCTGGCAAGAGCTGACGCAGCGGGAGCGTGCGACAGCGGTTGCCCATCGGCGTGTACACAGCCTCGTGCAGTTACACTCGCAGGACGCGGTTGAGCGGGAGTCAGAAACGCGCCGCAAGCGCAGGACGTTCAAGCGATGAGCTTTGAAACCGTCGGACTGAAAGGCGTATTCGAGGGCGCTAACGTCTATATCCACCAGGTAAACGTGGCTGCGGCGGCAACCACGAAGCTTGGTGCAGCGGCGCAACACGCGGGCGGTCAGGCGCAGCACGGATCGATGGGCTTCGGCAAGCTCGCCTCTGCGATGGCCGTCGGACAGATTGCGGCGCAAGCAGCGACGGCTATTGCTGGGCTCGGCATGGCCGCAGTCAAGACGGGTTTCGGTTTCAACCAGCTTCAACAGAACTCTCTGATGGCCTTCGAGTCCATGCTTGGGTCTGCCGACAAAGCCAAAGCGTTCATGAATGAACTGACGGAGTTCGCCAAGTACACGCCCTTCGAGACTGGCCCGCTTGTCAAACAGGCACAGCAACTTCTCAACATGGGATTCGCTGCGAAGGAAGTCATCCCTACCCTGACTGCGATCGGCGACGCCGTGTCTCGCATGGGCGGTGGTACGGAATCGATTGAGCGTGTCACTCGTGCCATCACGCAGATGAAGAGCAAGGGCAAAGTTTCCGCCGAGGAAATGATGCAGCTCGCCGAAGCCGGAATACCCGCATGGCAGATACTTGCCGAGGGTATGGGTAAGACGATGGGCGAGATTCAGGAAATGGGGCAGAAGGGGCTGCTTCGAGCAGACAAGTCCATCGCTATCCTGATAGCGGGGATGGAAAAGCGCAACGCAGGCGCGATGGAACAGGGTGCGAAGACGTTCCAGGGGCGGGTGTCTACACTGAAGGACCAGCTAACGCAGCTCTCTGCCATCGCAACCAAGCCCTTGTATGACATGGCTATCGCTGGGATGGCAAAGATCTCGTCGGTACTGGATGATCCCAGGTTCATTGCGGGAGCTACAGCAGCCGCCGAGGCTATCGGATCAGCCGTGTCCGCTGCTGGTGAGATGATCGTTTCTGGGCTCGGTGTGGCGATTGACTGGATCCGGGGCACGGCCATCCCCGCGATTCAGGATATGTGGTCATCGCTGGCGTCAACCCCAGAAATGCAGAAGTTCGTTGGCCTAATGAACCAGACGCAGACGGCGGTTGCTGGGATCGATTGGGGTAACACGTTCTCTGGTCTCGTTGACGCATTGCAACCCGCGATCGAGTTCCTGACCCCGTTCGTCGAGAAGGTACTTGTGGACCTCCGTCAGGGGTTGAACGACATCGGCAAGGCGTTCGGTAATCTCGGTACTGCACTTGCACCGCTCGCTCCTTTGTTTGAGCCTCTGGCGAAGGCTCTTGGAACTGTTGTGGTTGCTAGTATAGCGTTCCGACTGGTGTTGTTGGATCTCCAAATACAGCTAACGTCGACGTTGATTGCAGGTGCAATCAACGCCATCGCGGGAGCGATCAATCTCGGCGTTGCCGCGTTCAACGCCATCAAGGGCGCAATCGAAGGCGTTGTTGGCTGGTTTCGGAAGCACGAGACGGCCACAAAATCTCTTGTGCTGGCACTCAGTCCTCTCATTATCGCTGTCGGTCTCGCCCTTGCCCCGTTCGTACTACTCGGCAAAGGCATACAGCAAGTCATCAAACATTTCGACGACATCATGGATGCCGTAGGTGCTGCCGCCGATTTCATTGGCGGGGCTCTTGGTGACTTGGCTGGTGCTGTTGTCGATTACTTTGTGGACATTGTTCGCCCCTTCCTCGAGTTCCCTGGTGAGGTCAACGACGCCCTCAGCGGTGTACCGGGCGACATGCTCCAGATCGGCATAGACATCGTTCAGGGTCTCTGGGATGGGATCAGCGACAGGTGGGGAAGTTTCATCGACTGGCTCTGGGACAAAGCCGACGATATTCCCGGTGTGCTCAAAAAGTTCCTCGGTATTCATTCACCTTCCGAAGTCATGGCGGAAATCGGAGAGTCAATACCGGAAGGTCTTGAGCTAGGCATAGACAGAGAGGGCTACCGGGTCGGTGCCGCTATGGACCGCCTTGGTGACATAGCAGTATTGAGTGCCGCCAACACGGTTGACCGCATCGAGTATACGATGGCTGGACTCGGCGACCTCGTGAGCGGCTATGGAATACAGGCTGAGGACTTCACCGGCATAATCAATCCGTGGGCCGAGCTTGCCACTGCGGAGACGATGACGGAGTGGGAAAAGAGTCTCAAGCTATCGTCCGATTCCGCGTCACCAGCAAAGGGCGGAGGCAAGGGCGGCGGATCTGCGAAGGACGTAGCCGACGCGCTCGAAACGTTCCTCGGGAACGTCGCATCCGAGCTTGCATCACGTGATCTGACCGCGAAGTTTGGCGAGGCGGGCGCGGCTGTCATGACGGCGTTCGGCGAGGCCATCACGAAGAACGACGCGTCCGCAGGTAACGCCCTGTACAAGACGGTTCAGGAAGCCATCGACACGGCGAAAGAGCTCGGTGTACCTAACGCGGAGGAGTTCGGGGCGTCCCTGATGCAAGCGGTTGCGGACGGCCTCGGTTCCAAAGACTCGAGTGGAATTGCCTCGCTTCTCACGCAACTGAGCGGTATGGCGGAACTGACGGCGGACTCGTTCTCGGCCTCATTCGGCAAGGCGATGAAATCCGCCAAGCGCGAGAGCGATATCGGCTCGGCGGGCATACAGTTCATGGCGACGTTCACCGAGGCGCTCGAGAAGGGCGGGTCAAAGGCCATCCTCGCCGTGGGCAACACAGCCGCCGATATCACGCTCAAGCTCAAAGACAAGCTCAAGCCCGAGCAGGCCGAGTACGTCGGCAACGAGTTCATGAATGCCCTCCGAACTGCCATCGACACGAAGTCGCCTGAGTCCATCGCGGCGCTCGAGGCAATGATGGGCAAAATCAACGAACTGATGAACGGGGCGGCAATCGACATTCGTGACGGTACAGTGATCGCCGCCGACGCCATCGAGGACCTCGCCAAGAAGCTCGGTGTCTCAGCGGACTGGATCGTAGAGAACCTGAATGCGATTGTCGATTCAGGAATCCTCTCTGTTGTGGGTAAGTTGGATAAGATACCCGCAGCAACAGCCGCTGCGCTGGATCACCTCGCTAAGCTCTACGCCGATGGTGTGATCAGCGCGAGGGCTTACGCCGACGCTGTTGTGAAAGAACTTAACAGGATAGCAGGCGCTACCTCAGGAGCCAGTTCTGGTTTGGGAAAGAAAGTAACTATACCTGGCGTGGCTGGAGGTGCGGGCGGTCCCAATGCAGGCAGCGGAGTAGATCTGGGAACGGGATTGCAGTTTGGGAATACCTACCGTTACGTGGCTATCGGCGGCGGTATGAAGGCGATGGTTGCTCCAGACGGTACCGTCATGAATAACTCAGCCGTTCCCATCGATCCCGTGTACTACGACAACGCTGGTAACTACCAGGCCAATCCCGACAAAGACCACCCAAACCAAGCTCCGAACCCGACGACGATCGGTATGTTCCCTACCGATTCACGTATTACAGGGAACCACTTCAACAGCTATGGACTCGGTACCAACCTCGTTCCCTACGACATGCTTGCGTTCATTCACAAGGACGAGGCGATCATTCCGGCGGCGGTCAACCGGGCGTTTCTTGCTATGTCTTCCGGGGCGTCGGGGGGATCTGCAACGCCGAACGGCCCGACTGTTACAATCGACATGCGCGGCGCTCAGATGACCGGGACGCCCGCAGAGAACGAGGCTATGATGCGACGTGTGGTGAGTGACGCCCTTGACGACGCGGTGGGTCGTGACGCCTACCTGCATGGAGTGAGGTGAGAGATGCCCGATTGGCCCGCTCCGCAAGGCGATCCAAAACTCGTAGGCACGACCGACCTCGGGGCGATGACCCCGTCCATTACCGGCTCGCTTGGTGAGCAGTTGGCGAAGCTCATCTCCGAGATCCTCAATGGCACCGCTCCGGCTGGTGCCGCGAGCGCGTCAGGCGACATCGCGCAGATGATCAAATACCAGATCGCGAATCCCCCCGTGGGATACTCGTGGAACTCCGTTCCTATTGAGCAAAACTCGGTTCTTACGATCGGGGTAGCTTCTCCCGTTGTTTGGTGGCGTTTCGATTCCGGCGGCAACGGAATGGGCGGACCGGGTGGGATGAGCAACGCATCGACAACGGTGGTTGCTGATACCACCGCGAAAAAATGGTACGTGCGAAACACTACAGCGGCGGCATTCAAGGTTTCACTATCGCAGGTATTCGCTGGCGTTCTTCCAACTGGACCGGGCGGTGCATTCGCGAGCTTCAATGCGTCAGAACTTACCTTGCCTCGCTCAGATTATACGACATTCGTGGTAGAGTTTGAGTTTGCATTGGGAGCCGTTGCAGCTATTGACGATACGCGCGGAATAGGATTCTCTAACAGGTCATTCTCGGCTACTCCGTTTGGGGCGGCGTACCACTGGGCGATGTTCTATCGCAAGACCGGGGTTGGATGGGTGCTTGCAACCGGCGATGCCACGGGGAAGACAGAGAACAACGAAGTAAGCGACACGAGCGACGGCAATCGCCACATAGCTCGGCTGGAGTGGACAAGCGCAAACGTCAAACTCTACATAGATGACGTCCTAAAGGCGACTGGAACAGTAAAGATTCCGGCGTCGGATGGCTCGGCAATTATCGCCAATATAGGTGCGGTGAATATTGCGGCGGATGCTACGGACTCAATGCGAATCTACACGATTTTGGGGTATTGGAAATGAGCAGGGCCGTTAAGACAGAGATTCGCAGAGGAATATGGAACGGAACTAGCGAGACTCCGCTCCCGTCGATGTGGAAAGTAGAAGTCGATGGTGCAGCCAATCCGCTGATGTTCGACCACGATCCGACCGATGATGAGATCGCCGCGCAGCTTCCGAAGCCGGTGGACATCGAGCCATCAAGCATCTCGACCAAGCGGGACATCTTCGCCGCGTATGACGTGGCCGCTCAGCGATGGGCGGCGATGGCGGCGCTCGACGCAACGATTCAAGCGACCGGGACAGCGAAGCAAAAGACAGGCTCGACGGCGATGCTCGACAAGGCATATCAGAAAGCGCGACGGCTTGCGGCGGCATATGCCGACGCATTGACCGAGTAGGAGGCTCCATGCCCACTGTTGAAGCGTCCGGTACGTTGCTGGCAACCGCAGCGGAGCAGACGCTCGCGACCGTCTCCAGCAATCGCAACCTGTTGCTTGTTGTCGACCTGACGCTCATGCAAGCGGGCGACACAGTCATCCTGAAGGTGTACCGCAAGGTGCTCACGACGGGCGCGCTCGTGCTCTACGCGCGGCAGTCCTACGTCGACGCTCAGACGGACCCGGTAGCCATCAGCATCCCGTTCCCGTCGCCGTTCCAAGCATCCGCCACGTTGCAGCAGACGGTCGGTGGCTTCCGCAACTTCCCGTGGAGCCTTGAGTCCCTGTGAGCGAGACTACCCGCCACTACGCGCTGTTTCTTGGCACGCCCGTACTGGCAGGGACCATCACGGCTCCGACCTGCGGCGGCTCTGCCACGAGTGCAGCGATAACGGTTTCGTGGACGTTCGCTCCCGGTCCGCAACAGTCGTTCACCGTACAGGTGTTCACGGACGCCGCCCTGACGGTCCTCGCTTACTACAGCGGCGTCGTTGCGTCGGCCACGCAGAGCCACGTCATCCCGGCAGGCTCGCTGTCGAACGGTGTCACGTACTACGTCCTCGTCGACTTCGTGAACACGCTCGGGCAGACGGGGCAGGCGGGCGGCGCGGCCTGTTCGTTCCTGACGGCGTTCGCTCCGTCTGTCGATGTTACCGGGTTGACTGTCAAGGTACAGGGGGGCTGCGCAGATCCGGCTTCAATCCCGGCTTTCCGGCTGGCGTGGACGCAGGTTGTTCCCGGCGCTGGCGAGACGTTCGTGAGCTACTACGTCAAGCGACGCGAGGGCGGGGATACTGTCTGGACGCGCATCGCCACGGTCACAGCCGTCGGGACGCTCAGCTATGTCGACTACAACGTCCGCTCGCGGGCGGTGTACCAGTACGCGATCGTATGGGAAGCAACTACGGCAGGTGGCACGCTGATTTCGACCGAAGTCGCCGTGAACGGTTACGTCGATTTCGATCATTGCTGGATTCACGAGGTCGGCGCGGGGACAACAAACGCTCGATTCGACCAGTTCGAGGCTGACATCTCCGTGATACAAGACATTCAGACGATCCTTACCTGGGGCCGGAGCGCACCGACTGTTCAGGTTGGCGAGAAGCAGTTTCACCAGATATCGCTACCGGGGTTGTCCAGGCACCTTCGCGATCGAGCACGCTGGCAAGGGCTACGCGATATGCTGGCTCGCCAGCGAACGGCCTCGGCGGTGTATTGTGTACGCATGGGTGCAGCGCGTGAGCTCTGGTTCTGTTCAATCGCCGGTTTGAGTCGTAAAACAGGACAGATGGAATACGCGCCCGACTTGTCCCTGATCGAAATCGAGTACAGCGAAGCTGTCTAGGAGGATGCAATGCCCAAATATATAGCCTCGGTGGACGCGATCGCCCTTGCCGCTGGAGTCGCGAAATCCGTTCTCGAACTGGCAACTCCGGCGACCGCCCGCGCCAAGATTCTCGAGTGGTGGATCATGTTCGATGGCGTCACAGCCGCGAACACGCCAGTCAAGTGCGAGGTGGGCCGGTTCTCCGCTGCGATCACCACAGCGACGACGATCACGCCAGCGCAGGCAGATGCCGCCGACGGCGTGTCGCAGTTGACGGTGAAGCACACGGCCACGGTCGAAGGCGCTGGCACGGTGACGGCGAACATGCCGATCTTCCGCATCCCGCCCACGAGCGGGTTCTACTATCAGGCGGTTGGCGGGAACGAGATCCTGCTCCCCGTCTCCGGCTTCTGGCGGATGCGTCTCACGGCAGCACAGGTCGTCAACGTCGCCGTGGGCTGCATCTGGGACGAATGAGGTAGCTGATGGCTACGGCGGTCCGTACGACTCGTCCCCAGCCTGTCGTTTCCCGCAGCCGTGTCGTCTGGACTCGTCCCGGCGGCGTTGGTCCGTCGACCGTCGGCGATCCGTCCCTCAGTGCCGCACAACTGGCTGTCGCGCAAGCCCTTGCCGGTTCGTCCGGCGCGTCGACGATCCGCTTCCGCTACGAGCAGCGCACCCGTAACAATGCGGTGTTGGCCAAGCTGACGACGGCGGTCATCTCGGCTGAGGTGACGCTCGACAACAAGCGGTCAGTATCACGGACGGCCAGCCTCTCGATCCATGCGAACGACCTGCCCGCCTCGTTTGTTGCTCCCGGCTCGTACTTCAGCGTGTCGATGGATGCGCTTGTGGCCGGGGTCTGGACGCCGTTCCAGCTTGGACTCTTCCGGGCGGATGTCCCGGCGCGGACGTTCAGGCCGAACGACCACGAATACTGGTCGCTGGCCGGGTCCGACCTGACGACCGAAGTCGCAGAGACGCCCGTGAGTGCGCCATACACGGTTGCGGCTGGGACGGGCTACATCGCCGCCGTACGTGCGATCCTTGACTCGCTCGGGCTGAATCACAACCTCATGGGCACGCTGGACGTCACGCCCGTCGACTTCACGTGGCCCGCCGGGACGTCGTACCTGAAGATCATCAATGATCTGCTGGTGGGTCTCGACTGGTATCCGATCTGGCCGGACGCGACGGGCACGTTCACCTCGCGCGCCCGCGCTGACTACGCCACGCGCTCCCCGGACGTCGTGTACCACGTCGAACAGGAACCCCGGATGATCCGCGAGCCGTTCCTGCGAAAAGAGACGCGAATGTCTGGCACGAACCGGATCGCTGTTGTCACCCAAGACCCGGCCCGTGCGCCCGTCTCGGCTGTGGAGGTGAACGGTGACGGGCGCTCGCCCACGTCAACGCTGGCGCTGGGTAAGGTGGTGATGAAGGAGTTGACCGTCGACCATATCCTAAGCGCGGCGATGGCGGCGACCTATGCCGACTCCGAACTGCGGGAGTCAGCCATGTCCGCTATCTCGGGCACGCTGACGACGCACACGGACCCGCGCCGGGGCGCACATGAGTCGTACCGCCTGTGGGTAACGAACGTCGAATACGGGAGTCTCTGGGCGGTTGATAGCTGGACGCTCAGTGATAAGGTCGGGGCCGAGATGACTCACCAACTACGAAAGGCGACCGTCGCGTCGTTCGGGCCGGGATGAACATCCTCGAAGAGATCATGGGCAAGGTCGAGAAGGACCAGAACCTGCAACTGTTCCGGGCGGTTGTCGTTGCTAACAGCGGAGACACGGTCCAGATCCAGCGCACCGGGCAGGCCGCGCCGGACACGCAGTATTACCCGAAGCTCGACGGCGTGACCGTCATCACCAACGACGAGGTGCTCGTCGCTCGGGTGGGGAGTGGGTACATCGTGCTGGGGAAGATTGTCCGCTGACCTGACTTTGACTTGACGCTTCCTCCTATACGTGGTACGGTTAGGGAAACACATCGGCGGTCTATCCCGTGTCCTTTGACCTGTATGACCATCAGAAGCGCGGTCTCGAGTTCGTGCGCGCGCGCAACGGTAGAGCCGGGCTGTGGATGGAGATGGGAACCGGAAAGTCTCGTATTGCTCTTGCCCACCTTACGGAACAAGATTGCCAGAGGGTGCTCGTTGTATGCCCTCTGTCCGCAGTGGGCGTCTGGCAACGCGAGGCGCGTATCGTGGGTCTACCTCACACGATTGTTGACCTGACCGGGTGTGGCACAATCAAGGATCGGACGGTGGCGCTCAAGAAGACCGATCGCAAGGTGCCAACCATCGTCATCTGTAACTTCGAATCCTACTGGCGCGAGCCTTTGCGCGCGGCTGTCCTTCGCTGGGAGCCCGATGCGGTGATCATCGACGAGGCGCACCGGATCAAGAATCGGGGTACACGCCAGTCTCGCTTCGCTCATATCCTCGGTGACAGAGAGCACGTCAAAGTGAAGCTGGCCCTCACCGGGACGCCGGTCACGAACGGGCTTGAGGATTTGTGGAGCATGTTTCGCTTCATCTCGCCGAATATCTTCGGGTCGTGGACGAGTTTTCAGAACACGTATCTTGTCATGGGAGGCTACCAGGGGCGGCAGATCATTCGCTATCGGAACGTAACCGGGGCGCACGACATTGTGGCGAAGACAGCGTTTCAGTGTACGAAAGCCGAGGCGATCGACCTGCCCGAGCGACAGGACATCCTGATCCCGGTCACACTTACACCCAACACTATGGCGACCTATGACGAGCTGAGACGCAAGGCGATCACGATGGTACAAACGGGGGCAGGACCGCGTCCGGTGATTGCACAACTGGTCCTGACGCTGCTCCTTCGACTTCAACAGATTACGTCCGGGTTCGCTCGCGAGGTTGGCGGCGAGACTATCGACCTATCGACCGAGAAGGCCGACGTAGCACTGGATCTGATTGCGAACGCTCATGCTGGCGGCGAGAAGGTCGTCGTGTTCGCCCGCTTCCTCCACGACCTCGACGCGATGCAAGTTCGGCTACCGAAAACGCTGCGCGTGGCGCGGTTCGATGGGTCGGTTTCCAGTCATGAGCGGACGGCGATACTCGAGCGGTTCCGTCACGGCGAGTACGACGTGCTCCTTGTACAGATCCGGGCGGGGTCGCTGGGCATCGACCTAACAGCGGCGTCGATTGCCATCTTCTTCTCAACCGGGTTCAGTCTTGACGACTTCCTCCAGGCGCGGGACCGGCTACACCGCATAGGTCAGTTACGAAAAGTAACATATTTCCATCTCATCGCGACTGGAACGGTCGACGTGAAAGTGTACGACGCACTAAGAAACAAGCAGTCTATCGCACGCAGGGCAACGGATCTCTCGTACGCGGTTGACTTGTTACGCTGAACCGTTAGACTTACTTGACAAACAGAAGGAGCTTTCCATGCGTGATACATCCCTCAAGCGTCTGGCCGACGCAGCATCGGTCGCCAAGATCGAGCTCGTTCCCTCCCCGTTGCTTCTGATGCCGACGGAGAGCGGGACTGTCGCTCTGTACAGGGGAGGGTACGTGACGTGCGGAGTGATGGTTGAAGACGGGACCATGCTCGGCGCGACCGTTGCCGTCAACGCGGAGGACTTCGCGGCGCTGGCGAACGTGTTTGCCGGATCCGAGACGGCGCTATCCATCTCTCCACAGAACGCGGTCGTTGTGACCTCCGGGCGGCGGCGATCTTCGCTACGTATCATCGGCGGCGAGGATCCCGAAGCAGGGGCGCACTATGCTTCCCTGATGTCCCTTCCTCCATTCGTCACCGTCTGTCTCGATGATCTGAAGGCGGAAGTCGCGCTGGCCGCATCGTGCGCGGCGCGGTCGTACGGCAACCCCATCCTTGAGGGGATCAGGGTTACGGCGGCTGGAGGGAAGGTAGGGATCCAGGCAACGAACGGCGTCTCGGTCATGCTCGAGGTGTCCATACCGGCCCTGGCGCACATTCCCGAGAAACACACGGTCATTGTACCGGCGACCGATTTCGTCACAGCCCTGCGTATCATGCGCGGTCCGAACGTCGAGTTCGCGGTACTCGGAAGAACCCTTGTGTTGCGGTCGCCGTCCGACCAGTCAGTCGTGCGCGTGCCTCTCATGTCCGGGGAATGGCCAACAATGAAGGCCATCCGCGAGATGAAGGCTACGCAGGATGTGCGTCTACCCATCGCGCTTCTGACAACCGCCATCGCAGCTGCAAAGGTCTACGACGCCTCAATCCTGCGACTTGTAGGTGCGAACGGGGTTATGACCATCAGCACGCTCGAGGCTCAGCAGGGCGGGTATCAGGACGACTTTGAGAATGAAGCCGTGGGCGCATGGTCGTTCGGTATCGACGATCTGACCACGGCGATCCAGGCGGCGTCCGGCAACGACCTCGACCTGGCAATCGGCGGGACGATTGCCCTCGTACGTGCGGCTGGGTCACGGCGACTCTACCTGTTGCTGCGCGCCTGATGTCACGCGCGCCGCTGGACAAGCAGTACAGCCCGTTCGGTACGTCCCTGTTCGGAACGAAGGTGATGCTCGACGGAGGTGAGCTCTCGAAGAAGTGGCTCGCTCCTCCGTTCAGCGTGTTCGATGTGAAGCAGGGCTACTGGCGCAAGCGCAAAGAGGCGTGGATGCATCTAGGTATCCAGTCTGAGCTCGGGCGCGGCGAGAACATTGTCCCGAACGGGACCGTGCGCGACCCTGCAAACGACGGCGCGTGGCAGCGTGGGTACAACGCGAACCCCAATCCCCTGGGGCTCTCCTCTCAGCTTGAGGATTACCGCAAGGGGCGAGGCGAGTACGAGCACGGGGAACCACCGCCAAAGGGATTGACCTTTACGGGCAACGTTGCCGAGTTTGACCACTACCGGCGCATTGAGAAGGAAAAGAGCGTGGAAGAGGAAACCTACAATCCTGCAGGCAGCAAAGGGCTCACGTGGAGAATATCCGACGTTGCCTACTATAGGAAGAGCAAGAAGAAGGATCCCGCGTACAACCCGGCGTTCAGTTCGCAGCCTCAACTCGACGCCATCCAGAAGCAACGCGCGTCTGGACGTGTGAAGCAGACAGCCTCCCACAAGGGCGGGCTCGTGTTCGGGATGACTCCCGGTCCATACGATGACCGCAAGAACGAGGAGATCGGCGCGGTTGCGGGTACGAGCATCTTCGACCCCGTGCTGTGTGAGCTCTTGTACACGTGGTTCTCGCCCATCGGCGGGGTGGTCCTTGATCCGTTCGCGGGCGGCTCGGTGCGCGGGATCGTTGCGGCCATGCTTGACCGGCGATACGTCGGCTTCGAGCTTTCCGGTCCGCAGATCGCGGCAAACCGGGAACAGGCGGTGGCGATCTGTGGCACACGACCGCGTCCTCAGTGGATACACGCGGACGCGGCAACGATACCGACCGCTGTCCTTCCGGGCTTTCAGTCCGACTTCGTTATGACGTGCCCTCCATACGGCAACCTCGAGAAGTACAGCGATGACCCGCGCGACCTTTCTGCCATGAGCCGCGAGGACTTCAACCAGGTCTACTTCGAGATCATCGCAGCGTCCTGCGCCACGCTCGCGAACGATCGCTTCGCTGCCATCGTTGTTGGTGACTATCGCCTACCGGATGGGACGTATGCGCGCTTCCCCGACGTCACGATCAACGCCTTCGAGGCTGCGGGCCTGCGCCTGTACAACCAGGCCGTGCTTGTCACCATGATCGGCTCTTTGCCCGTGCGCACGTCCGCGCAGTTCAAGGTCAGCCGCAAGTTAGGGAACACCCACCAGTATGTTTACGTGTTCGTCAAGGGCGACCCGCGTGCGGCGTCTGACGCGTGCGGCTTGCCAGAGGAAGAGAAATGACCACGCCGGTTGAACTCCGTGCGGCGTCCTTCGGCAACGTCTGGCTGAAACGAGACGACCTGTTCGAGGTTGCCGGTGTGCGCGGCGGCAAGGTACGGACTGCGTGGACGCTGATGGAACGTGAGAGGCGCGGTGTGGTGACGGCAGGGAGCCGGTCTAGCCCCCAGTGCATGATCGTTGCGCGTCTCGCCCAGCACCTGGGGATCCCGTGCCGGATCTTCACTCCTAACGGCGCTCCCGGTCCTGAGATTCTACAGGCCGAGGAAGCGGGAGCGTGCCGCGTCCCGGTCATACCCGGATATAACAGCGTGCTCATCAAGCGCTCCCGTGAGGACGCGCGCGAGCGCGGTTGGTCATACGTTCCGTTCGGGATGGAGTGTGAGGAAGCTGTCACGGCCACCGCCGAGGAGGTCGTGAACATCCCCGCTGAGGTGAAGCGTGTTGTAGTCCCGGTAGGCAGCGCCATGAGCCTTGCCGGTATCCTGGTCGGTTTGCTTAGCGAGGGACGCACGGACTTGCCTGTGCTTGGCGTCGTTGTCGGCGCGGACCCGATCTCTCGGCTGAACATGTGGGCACCACCGTTCTGGCCTGCCTACTGCCGCCTGGTGCCCTCCGGACACAAATACGACACGCGGATTACGGGGTCCATCGGCGGCGTGGACCTTGACTCCGTCTACGAGGCGAAGTGTATTCCGTTTCTTGAACCCGACGATCTTCTGTGGATCGTCGGGCACCGCTAGATTGACTTGACACATAGGCAACGACCTCGTATTGTTTGCATTGAGGCAGTTGACCTCAGAGGAGAAACAGGATGCCAGCAGAACTCGAAATCAAAGAAGACGGGGTTGCCAGCATGTTCTATGCGGGCGCGGACCCCTGGCACGGTGAAGGCGTCAAGGTTGCCTCCGCCGTGACATCGAAAGAGGCGGCACAGCTCGCCCGCATCGACTGGGATGTCACCCTCGAGCCGATCTTCGGCGCGAACGGCATGGCAATCCCCGACTTCCGGGGCGTGACTCGCGATATCGATGAGAAGGTGCTCGGGGTTGTCCGGTCCCGCTACAAGCCAATTCAGAACAGCGACGCCTTCTCCTTCCTCGACAGCCTGGTGCAGGACGGTATGCTTCTGTACAACACTGCTGGGACGCTCTTCGGCGGCAGCAAGGTCTGGATGCTCGCCGAGATGCCCGAAGGCGCAACCATCGCGGGCGACAGTTACAAACGGTACATGCTCGCGACGACCAGCCACGACGGAAGTCAGGCGTTGACCATCCGCGCCACCCAGATCCGGGTTGTCTGCAACAACACCCTCATGGCCGCAACCAGCGGACGGGCAGCGGCCAGCATCATGCACGCGGGCGACATCGGTAGCCAGATGGCTGCTGCACGCGCCGCCCTCGCCCTGACAACCCTCGAGCACCGCAAGCCCGAGGAATGGATGACCGCCCTCGCCGCCGTCAAGACGACCGAGGCCGACGTGACCAAGGTACAGGAGGCCATGTTCGGGCCGCTCGACGATGCCACGCCCACGCAGCGACGGCACTCCATCGAATCCTTCCTCGCCGTATACAACGAGGAACGGGAACACTCCGGCGAGACTGCCTACGCCCTCGCGAACGCCATCACCGGGTACGCGGACCACAAGATCCGCATCACCTCGAAGGCCACGCGAGTACAGAACGCCATCGACGGACCGAGCGCCTGGTTCAAGAAGGACGCCTTCAAGGTGCTCTCCGAAATCGCTGGTTTCAAGCAGCCGGTCACAACCCGGTAACACCAGGCATACGCTCGAGGGGCGAGGGAAACCCCGCCCCTTCCACTACCCCGAAAGGATCCCCGATGTCCTGTACGCGCTGCCCGCTTCACCTGACAACCTCCCGAGTTTGTTTGAAGGGGGAGGGGGCTGACGGGTCGCGGATACTTCTTGTTGGTGAAGCGCCGGGGGCGGACGAGGAAAAGCACGGACGTCCTTTCGTTGGTGCAGCCGGGCAGGTTCTGAGCGACGTACTCAACCAGGCAGGCCTGACGCGAGCGGACGTGTACATCTCGAACGTCGTAAAATGCAGGCCTCCTCAGAACCGCACGCCGTCACGCACCGAAGCGGACACCTGCTTGCCCTACCTTCTCGAGGAGATCGAGAGGGTCAAGCCGAAGCTCATTGTCTGCCTCGGCAACGCGGCTATGGAGGCGCTGACCGGGGCGAAGAAGATGGCAGCATCGCGCGGCAAGGTGCTCCCACCCCGCAAGGGTCTGCACATCGACGTACCCATCGTCGCGACCTATCACCCGGCGGCGGTCCTGTACGAGCGAGCGAAGAACATGGAACCGCTCGTCGAGAACATGAAGCACTATGCAAAGATGGCGAACGGTACGCCCGCGCTGGCATCAGGTGACACGGCTGTTCTGTTTGATCCGTACGGCGTTGACGTGGATAACATCGTCAACCTCTTGTGGGAGCTAGGATCGGCAAAGGTGCTGGCGGTTGATCTCGAGTGGACGGCGGGTACAGATGGACCCACATGGCCGTGGACACCGGGGGCTGAGGTTTACTCGATCTCTGTTTCGGGTCGTATCGAAGGCAACGTTCGTTCTGTTGCCCTTGCCTTCCCGCCTCCACCAGCGATTGCGGACGCGCTCGCGGCTTTGTTGATCACGTGCCCTGTTGTGATGCACAACGCTATGTCGGATCGCATGTGGCTTCACCACTACAGGATCAAAGTTCGGCGGGCGGGTGACACCATGATCCTCGGGCACCTGCTTGACGAGACACAGCCCAAGAACCTCGAGGCCCTGGCGGTAAAGTACGGCGGGGTTGAACCGGGGTGGAAGGGCCACCTGCGCACCACACGCCCCTCCACGGCGTCGGAATGGCAGGACTTGCTCTCGTATAACGCTGCCGACACGAGAGCGACGCTGCTCCTGTTTGAGGGCCTCATTCGTGCTATTAATCTCGAGGACCCGGTATTCCGCGATGCGATCAAGCGGTTGCACGCGCAGCTTCTGTTGCCTGTGCTGCCGGTCCTGTTGCGTGCCGCCTACGTCGGCGTTCCGATCGACGGGGATCTGCTTGCCGTCGAGACAGCGAGCGCGCACACGCGACACAATGCTGCTGCCGAGGAGCTCGCGGACCTGATCGGGGTAACACCACTCCAAGCAGCCAAACTGGCCAATTCACCGTTAAGAACCAGAGAATACCTGAAGAATGCCCTCGGAATAGACCTGCAGTCGTCCAACAAGGACGCGTTAACGTCCATAATCCGGTACCCGCAGGTCAAGGCGATCCTCCGCTGCCGCAAGGAATCGAAGCTACTGGGCACGTACCTCACACCGTGGACCACGCTACTGACCCGGCAACGCGACGGAAGGTTGCACACGATCTACAGAATGACTGGCACGCGCACGGGGCGGCTGTCCGCCGAGGTTGAGATGGGTGGCTCGTTGCAAGTCACGCCCCGCAACACCAGCGACGTCGCCTTCCGCGAGATGGTGCGCGCACCCGCCGGGCGGCTGATCGTGTCCGGTGACTTCAGCCAGATCGAGTTGCGCATGATCGCCTGGATCGCGCACGAACGAACGATGCTTCAGGCATTTATCGAGGGGCAGGACCTGCACAAACTGACGGCGGCGTTCATGATTGCCCAGCGCGGAGGCGCAATCGACCTGGACGCGTTCATGCTGCGCCGCGCCGAGTTTGAGGCGATGGTGACGAAGGAAGACCGCCAGGGGGCCAAGGGATTCAACTTCGGCCTCTCTTTCGGGATGCAACCGCCGGGGTTCCGCGAATACGCCCGTCGCACCTACGGCCTGCTCCTGACCGAGCAAGAGGCCATAGAAGGACACAGGGCGTTTTTCCGCCTGTACACGGCACTACCGCCGTGGCATGAGCGGGCGCGTCGAGACGCCGAGATACGCGGGTTCACAGTGACACCGTTCGGGAGGCGACGGCAGTTTGCCAACTCGTCCGACGTCAATGCGGCGATCAATACGCCGATCCAGTCAACGGCGTCGGACCTAACGCTTCTGGCGATGGTGCAAACCAACGCACGGTTGCGTGAGGAAAGTCTCGATGCCGTGATCATCGGTCAGGTACACGACTCGATTCTGATTGACGTTTCCGAGCGCGACGCGGACCGGGCGCAGTACCTGTTGAAATGGACGATGGAACACGTGGATACGGCTGCTTTTGGCATCACCGTGCCCGTGCCCATCGTGGCGGACTTGAAAGTTGGTGCGACGTGGGCGTGATGTTCGATTTGCATACAGGCGATTGTCTTGAGGTCATGCCCGAACTCCAGGCAGATTCTGTGGATGCCATCGTGACAGATCCGCCATATGGTTTGGGATTCATGGGCAAAGATTGGGATCATGGCGTGCCCGGTGTGGCGTTCTGGCGCGAGGCGTTGCGGGTAGCGAAACCTGGTACGCACATGCTCGCGTTCGGTGGTACACGAACCTTTCATCGGCTCATGGTTGCGATCGAGGATGCTGGGTGGGAGATTCGCGACACGATCATGTGGGTTTACGGAAGCGGGTTTCCGAAGTCGTTGGATGTGGGCAAAGCGATTGATAAAGTGGCGGGGGTGGAGCGAGAGGTCATCGGTAAGCAACGGCTGACTGGAACTGCTCGTGGACATGCGGCAGCGCGTACTACGGCGGCAGAATCCTACGAGATTCTTCGCACGGAGACAGACATTACAACTCCCACCACCCCAGAAGCTGTCCAATGGGACGGATGGGGCACGGCCATGAAGCCTGCCTGGGAGCCAATCATCGTTGCCCGAAAACCACTCGAGGGTACGGTAGTCGCGAACGTGCTCAAGTACGGAACGGGTGCGTTGAACATCGATGCGAGCCGGATTGAATCAGGAGATGATACCTCTCGTAAACCAGCAAAAAGCGAGGGGTTAGTTTACGCCCAAGACACATACTCCAAAAACGCGCGGTGGGGTGGCAGAGGAAGTAATCAAGGCCGCTGGCCAGCGAACTTGATCCACGATGGGAGCGACGATGTGCTTGAAGGGTTCCCCGAAAGTAGTAGTGCAAATAGTAGTGCAAGTAGTATTTCAAGCTCCGGCGTTCCTGGTATCGTTGGGTTTATGCCCAGTCGCGTCAGGATGGATGCCAAACTGGGTTATGGTGATACTGGAAGTGTGACGCGTTTCTTCTACTGCCCGAAGGCCGACGCCACGGACCGCGACGAAGGGCTTGATGGCCCGGTCCTGACGCCGGGTAGCGTTACCGATCGCGAGGACGGTACGGCGGGCCTGGAATCACCTCGCGCGGGTGCGGGGCGTACACGCGGCGGGCGGAACAACCACCCGACAGTGAAGCCGTTCGACCTCATGCGGTATCTCTGCACGCTCATTACCCCTCCTGGCGGCGTCATACTCGACCCATTCATGGACTCCGGGTCGACGGGCAAGGCGGCGGTCCTATCCGGCTTCCGGTTCGTGGGAATCGACCTCATGCCCGAGTACGTCGAGCTCTCCCGTCAACGTATAGGCCACGCCGAGTATCAGTTCAGGGGTGGCCCGTTCGCCACAACCGAACAGGTGTGCGAGATCATTGGCTGCGACGAAGTTCCTGCCAAGACGGCATCCGGTTGGTTGTGCCCCGAACACGCCGAAATACTTACTTGACAGATAGCGCGAGGACGCGCAGTATTGCCGTCAACACTATGTACGGATACCCCACTTGTTCACGATTTCGCTTTCGGCCTACCAAGCGTGGCAACGCTGTGAGCAGCGATACAGCTTCTCATACATCGACAAACTCCGTCAGCGCGTAAAGGACCTCGCTCCGCAACGGGGCATCCTCCTGCACGAATATCTCGCAACCTACTACACCGGACTCAAGACGGGGCGCGGCGCAGACGAGTCCCACGTCACGGCACTCTCAGAGCTGGTTGAGCGGCGCGGGGCCGAAACCACGGCGGCGGGCAACACAGCCTTCTTTGCCGGTGACGAGGCCCTCGCCCAGGAATACTTCGGCCTCATGGACGTCGTGTGCCGGATCGCCGAGCGATACTACCGGGCACGGGGCAAGGGTGACGCCGAGCGGTATGACGTGATCATGGTTGAGGAATGGATTTCGACGCCGATCATCCAGGGCGTTGAGTCCCGGTCCATCATCGACCTTGTACTGCGCGACCGCTTGCGCGACCTCATGTTCCTCGTTGAGCACAAGAGTACGGTGAACGTGCCCGACTCGCGCGTGCGCATCCGCGACATGCAGACGCTCCTGTACGCGGCGGCCCTGTTCGAAGCGAAGGGGCTGCTGATTGACGGGACGCTGTGGAACTACCTGCGGACGAAGGAACCATCGTTCCCCTACATTCTCAAGAACGGCGACATCAGCCGCGCCAAGAACCTCGACTCCACGTGGCCCGTGTTCGAGTTGGCGATCAAGGAACAGGGACTTGACCCGGCGGATTACAACGACATGCGCGAGCATCTTGAGCCGCGTGAGCTTGAGGTATTCTTCCCTCGTATGGAACACGTCATCGTAGCGTCGCCCGATCTTCTTCTTGAGGATTACGTCGTGACAGCGGCGCGTATCCGGGCACGCACGCTCGAATGGAAGCACGGCGTCAGCCGCCCGGTACGGTCCCTTTCACGCGACTGCACATACTGCCCGTACGAGCGTTTGTGCGAGGCGGTAATCACGGGCGGGGATCCCGATGATTTGATTCGTCTGTATTACGAAAAGAGCGGACAACGCGACGAGGAAACAACGCCCAAGGAGGCGATCAGTGACTAATCCAGCAACCAACGGAAAGACGGGTGCATCCCTCGCGGGAGTATACAAACCCGGCAAACCGGCGCAAGCAGCGTTCGGTATCTGCATCTACGGAAAAGGGGGCTGCGTAGCACCCGAAACCATCATTCAAGGACCGGACGGCAATCATCGTATTGATGACCTTGCCGCAAGCGGGAAACCGTTTCGCGTCTGGTCTATTGATCCGGCGACGGGCGATCGAGTAGCAGCGACGGCTACTTATGCCTTCCTGAAAGGAGTCGAAGAGCTATTCGACGTTACGCTATCCGATGGACGCTGTATCACGGCAACAGCGGAGCATCGTTTCCTGACTGCTGAAGGCGTCTGGCTTCCGCTGCGTCGTGTTTCCGTTGGGCAGCGGCTTTCATGCGGGCAAACCCCTCGGGAGTCCAGTTCGGGCACTTCCCTTTCCGCGTCTCACGAAGGTGCTCTCCGTTACTCGCAAACAGGCGAAGGTTCTCGGGAGCGTTGTTTGCCCTGTTCCCGTCCCGATGGTCAACTACCTCGGTTGGAAGAAGGTATCTTCCGAGAACTCTCTCCATCACAAGGCGATGCTCGCGAACGAACCCGCGTGGTGTATAAGGATGATTTGGGTCTTCGCCCCGAACCCACACATAACCGTCGACGTCGGTCCACGGTTTCCCTCCCTTCCAGAACTTGTTTCGTTCGGGACGAGGTGCCTTCAATCCAAGATGCTTTAGGTCCGCTCGTTCGAGTGCGTTTGCAACCCCACTATACGAGCAGCCAAAGTGCTGTGCCATCTCGCTCACGCTCCATCCTAGAGACAAGCATCGGCGCAGTTCATCTGTTGGAAGGCCAAGTTGACGAGAGGGTCTCGGTGAATCTTTCGGCATGCGTCTATCCTCTGGTGGTGTCCGCTATAACCATAAACCGTGTCGGCGTTTATTACGACATGCACGTCCCTGTTTACGAGAACTATCTCGCCGAGGGGTTCTGGAACCACAACACTGGAAAGACGACGCTTCTTGGCACGATGCCAGGACGCGGCCTCGTGATCGACGTGCCTCAGATCGAAGGCGGTACGTTCGTTCTGCAGGACCAAGCCAACCGGATCGATATCGTTCCGGTTGAGACGTGGGATGCTGTCGACGCGATCTACTGGTTCCTCATGAAGTCCGATCACCCATATCAATGGGTAGCGATCGACAGCCTGACGGCGATGACTGAACTCGCGAAGCGGAAAACAATCAAAGAGCGAGACCTCGACGTCGATCCGCACGTCATCTCGCTCCAAGAATGGGGCAAGATCGGGCGACTTGTTGGAGAGCTTGTCTACCGCTTCCGCACGCTCAAGCAACACACCATCTGGATCGCACAGGAGCGCAAGTTTGGCGGCGGCGGCGACGAGGGTGGGGCTGGACCCGTCACCCTCGGCCCGGACACATCCCCAGCGGCGCTTCAGGCCCTGCTACCATCCATGCTCCTCGTCGGGCGGCTGTCCGTCGAGCATAGCGTTGACGGGTGGGAGCGCCAACTCCGTGTCGGTCCGCACGCGATGTATGTCACGAAGGCGAGGGCTGTACCGGGGCAGGATGTTCCGCCTATCATTCGCAACCCGTCGCTGGCGGGGCTGCTGAAGTTCCTTCTCGCCCGACCGGGCGCGGAACGGCCAGACGAGGTTCTTGAGCAGACGTTCATCCTCGGTTGATTTCGTAATCCATGCCCGAAAAGGGCCGAAAGAGGTTTAGTTATGTCAAGGGTTGTGAGCTTCGATTTCACAGGGGCTCCCCCCGCACAAGGTGGGGGATCAACCGATCACGTTGCGCCGGGTCGCTATCCGATCCGGCTCGCCGAGATCGTCGACGGTACGTCGAGGAGCGGAAAGCGCATGGTCACGGCCTCGTTCGAGGTTGTGGGCGGTGCGGAAGACGGCAAGCGTCTGAAGGACAACTTCGTTCTTCAGTCCGACCAGAAGTTCGGCCTCCAGCGGCTGCACGCCTTCCTGCTCGCCCTGAAGCTGGGCGTGTCCGAGAAGGCCGTGCGGGTTGACCTCGACAAGCTGGTTGGGCGCGTATGCATCGGTCAGGCAACGGACGACGAGATCCCGGCGAACGACAACTATCCCGCTCGCCTGACCTCGCGGCTCGTTGCGTACTACGCTCCGGAAGCTCCAGCGTCCGCTGCGAAGGCTCCCGCGCCGGTTGCGGCTCCTGCCGCTGCCGTCGCTGCACCCGCACCAGCAGCCGTACAGGCCGACGTGCCTGCCCCGACCGAAGTTGTCGACCTCGCGCAAGAGGTTGACGACCTGTTCGACTGATCGCCGTGCGCGAGGCAACCATCGTCGCGGCTATCCAGAAGACCCTGCGCAGCCGTGGCGCGTGGGTGCTGAAGACGCATGGCGAGTCCATGCAGTTGCGGGGCATACCCGACCTGATCGTTTGCTACCGAGGCCTGTTCTTCGGTCTCGAAGTGAAAGTACCAGGCGAGTCCGCGACTGCCATTCAACAGTACGCGTTGGACGAGATCGCGGCGGCGGGCGGAACCGCCGCGACTGTCCATTCAGTATCGGAGGCCTTGAGTGTGCTCGATAAAGCCGCTGTATGAATTCGAGATTCTGCCTGCACGGTTGGATAAAGCCGTCGCTGCCATTCGCGGGGCACGTGAGAAAATATCCCGTGACACAGCTATAAACGTGTTTTTCGAGTTGGGATTCGGCGATGCAGTATCTCTCGACGAGAAAGGCGAGATCCAACTCAACCTCACCGACACCCAACTGGTTGCGGCGTCATACGCCATCCTCGCTGTTTCAGAAGCGGGCGGTAAATGGAGAATGCGAACCGGCGCGGCATGAAACCAGAGACGTTCGCCCTGATCCGCACGTACGCGCTGGCGGGCCGAAGGCTCCTCCCCCTGTACACCATCATCACGAACGAGGATGGCTCGCCGGGATGCGCGTGTGGAGATCCCGAGTGCCGATCCGCCGGTAAGCATCCCCGTGAGGACCTTGTTCGCCGAGGGGTCAACGACGCAACGTCTGACCTAACAATCATCGAATCGTGGCCGGACGATATCAACATCGGCATGGCTACCTCGGCAACCGAGATAGCGATCGACATCGACGACACAACGAGCGCCCGCGCGCTCATGGAACCGGACATCGGCCTGCGCGGGTCCGGCGCGGCGGTCACGGTCACACGGCGAGGCGGGCATCTTCACGGTCACGTAGAGAAACCCACAACCACCCACAAGATCAAGACAAAGGACGGACGCACGCTTGGTGAAGTGCGCGCGGCGGGGGCGTATGTTGCCGTCCCGCCGTCGCTGCACCTAAGCGGATGCTACCGTTGGCTGAACGGAAACCCATACGAGGACGGCGGCGACATACCGCTGTACGAGGGCGATGGCCAGGACCTCGCCCGATGGTTGTTCGGTCTCGTTGACATCTCCGTCGCCGATCGGATTGCGACCGTGTCCGTGGACGCACGTGGGCCCGTCTCACCGTGCGACATACCCTTCGCGGTGCCCCAGGACGCGCTCAAGTTACGGCAGCTCCTGACGGGTACCTATCCGACGGATGATCGTTCTGACTCTCTGTTTACGCTCGCTTGCGAGGCCTTCCGAGTAGCGTCCGACGTGGGTTTCCCGCTCGACGAGGAGACCATGGTTGGCGTGGTTATGAAGGTAGACAGCGTCGCCTACCGCAAGTTCGTCGGGCGAGCGGATGCGAATCAGCGGTATTGGGAACTCGTTGTGAGAGCCTACGCTGAGGCCCAGAAGGATATTGCGAACGCGGCGGCAGCGCTCGCTGCCGTCACTCCGCCTCCGCAAGTACAGGCCGCGCAACCGGCGGCGCAGCGGACATACGACTGGGCGGACGGCGCTTTCGTTCATCGCGGTATGCGCGGCAACCAGCCAACGATCACACGTATCTGTAACTTCGAGCCTGTTGTGGTTGAGGTCCTCAACGTGTGGGATGGATCAGAGAACGACGGGCACGAGGACTGGGTAGCTCATCTGGGTAACGCAACCGTGCGCCTTACGCCAGACGATAGGTCAACGCCCATGCGGTTTCATCAGATGGTGCAGGAGGCGTTGCCCCTGGACCACATCGTTGAGCACGATCAGTGGCCGCGATTCTTCACCGGGTTGCAATACTATTCGCTTGGCAAGGCGGCTCACCGTCAGTCTTACTCAGCGTCCGGGTGGGTAGGAGACCTTGACGCCTTTTTGTTGCCCTCCGCCCCAGGAGCAATCACGCCCGGCGGGTTCGACGACACGATCAAGTTCGAGGCCGTCAATCCTCCGGAGAGGCTGATGCAATACGGCCACGGGGTACAACCGCGCGCGGACTGCGACTTTGCCGACGTTCTTCACACGTTGTACACCGTGGCGGAACCGGCAATCGTCGTTCCTCTGATGGCGCAGATGTGGGCCGCGCCGATGGCGTCGCTCGGCGTGTCCCGGTCAATCGTTCATCTGTTTGCCAAGACGGGCTCGTTCAAGACAACGATGTGCCGGTGCGCGCTGTCCTTGTACGGACGATTCGTGAATGAACAGGATGACCACATAGACTCATGGACCGGGACAACGAACTCGATCCAGGCAACAATGCACCGGGTACGCGACCTTCCTCTGCTGGTAGACGACTTCAAGGTAAGCATGTTCAAGCGCGACCAGAAGGGCGAGGTGATCCGGCTCGTACAGAACTACGCGGACGGGACCGCGCGGTCGCGCCTTGATCGCAACCAGAAGGAACAGAAGCTCCTGATCCCTCGCTCGCTCGTTGTGTCTACCGGGGAGGATGTGTGGGACAGTCAGCAATCGGCGATGGCTCGTACGATAGTAGTGGACGTGAACAAGGACTCTGTGGACACGCACGTTCTGGGCGACGCGCAACTGATGGCGATCAACGGGTGCATCGGCGCGCTCGGCTACGAATGGCTGCAGTGGTTGACCACGCAAGGTCAGGTAACGCTGCGGCGGCGTATCAGCGAGGGTCACGTCCATCTCCGCAAAGAGGCCGAGGACTCAGCCATCGGACGGCAGCATCCGCGCGTTGTGTCGGTCGTCGCGTCCTTGCTGGCGACCGACCTTCTGTTCAAGCAGTTTCTTATTGAGCGCGTTCCGGCGTTTGCGGAACAGTACAAAGAACTCAGCCATCGGGGGTGGAAGGAGACGGTCAAGGCGGCAACAAATCAGGCTGAGGCGGCTAAGGCTCTGTCTCCCTATGAGTCTTTGCGGACGGTTGTCACCGAGGCGATTGGTACGCAGATGGCACGCCTCGCTCCGCGACTGAACGGCGGAGCGGGGGTTGGTTCCTCGTTCGGAGACGTTGTTGGCTACGTCGACGATGTATACGTTTGGCTGTCCGAAGCCACCACTTTCGGGTTCTACGAACGGCAGATGTCGCGCCGGGGGCACGAGGCGAGCTTCTCGTGGTCGGCCTTCATTCAGGAAGCGATCAAGGATCACGGGGCGAAAAGAACCGACCACCCCACTCGTGTATACGGAGCGGGGCACCTGCGGTTACTTGCCGTGCCCTCTCACGAATTCATAGATATCTCAGAATCCTCTCCGTCCGACTGAGCCCTGTATACGTGAATCTCCCGAGATTCGTATCTGTGGGGCATGTATACAGTGTATACATACATACAGCAAAAAACGTCCATGCTACGCGCGCGAGAGGGGACCAGTAGAGATAGATGTATACATGGTATACATACATACACCCATATACGTACACCATACGCGCGATCCCCATCCCTACCCACTCCATACCCCATACCCCTACCTCCCTCTCTTCTCCTCTCTCCTCCGATCCCACTATAGTTACCTGTAAAACACTGTATGTTTACGTATACCTGTATACCTCTTCTCTCTTCCTCGAGATCGCCATAATTGACAAGTCATCTTTTTGCGCGGATCATGGTCAGCACGGAGGAATCCCTTTGGAACCGATTGACATCATCTGGTGGGCGCTTGCGGGTAGTGCGGCGATCATCATCGTTGGCACGGCAGTGAGCGTTACGGCGGCTGTGGCCTATGGAGCGCTACGTGGGGGCCGACAGCGGGCGAGGCGGTCATGAGCAAGGTTACCCTGGCTCTGCCTACCCCGGAACGCGTCAGGCGGCTTGTGGGGCTTGCACGCCCGCAGATGCTGCGCGCGCTCAAGACGACGGACGCACGGGTGCTCGACATACCCGACGCCGAACAGGATCCTGCGGTCCTAACCAAAGCAGCTGCGATTGAAGCCGCGTACGCCCTGTACACGGGGGCAATCATCGCGGCGATCAAGACCGAGGCCAAGAACCCCGCCGCCAAGATCGACGGCAAGCCGTATCTCTCGACTCGGCAAGCGGCACGCGCCCTGGGTGTGGGTGAGTTCCACCTGGCGAACATGCGGGACCGGGGCAAGCTCCCCGCACAACGCGCCGGGCGGAACTATGCGTTTGCGGTCAAGGATCTGATCACGATTGCCACGAAGCCCGAGAAGGCGGGCGGCTACCACTCACCTCTTGCGGGTGCGTTCCTCGAGTACCTCGACGAGTCGGCGTGACCCTACGCGCGCCAAACGTGACTACTTGTGCTCAAATCGTTTACATTTCGCGAGTATGGGCACAACGATCCCGCACTCGGAGAGGTGAACGGCGTTCAATGCCAGACGAAGCAAATGGGTTGATCGCTGTTCTGCTCTCACGGCTGAACGATCTCAGTGACAGCGTGGGCAAGTTGGCAGGCAGCGTGCTGGTGCTGAGTACCGCCCTTCCAAAAGTGGATATCCTTTGGGAGGAACGCCTGACGGCGCAGGGCAAAGGTGCGCAGCGCGCCGCTGACGTTGCCACGCTGCGTGCAATCCCGCACTTCCTCCGTGATTACTGGCCGCTTGTTGTTGGTGGTATCCTGAGTGCGTTGGGTATTGCTTCTCGCGTTTGGGGGTGGTGGTGATGTGGCGAAGGTGGACGCGAGCGCTTCGCCAAACTAATGGACCCAAAGATAATGCAGCGCTGGTAGCGGCTGTTGATGAAGCGATAGTACGTGCCGACGCCGTTACGAGGGCCGTGCAGGAACTGGTTGAACATCTTGCACGGGAGGAACTCCATGGCGAACATTGATTTCGTTGAGGAAATTCGTCTGATAACGCTCATCATCTGGGCCGTGGTGTTTACATCAACGGTTCCGTTTCTCCTGATGGCCGCGCACGGGCACCAACGCAGCACGCTCATGACTGTAGCGTGGCTGGCCCTGTTCGGGTTCATCTGGTCCATCTTTGCCTACGACTCCGCGCATACGGCAACTCAGATGCACCGCCCAACGAGGTTGTGGGTGAACTACTACGGCGGGTCCGCAGCATCGTTGGCAATGGCCCTTGTGCTTGGCTGGCGCACCTGGCGGGTGATGTTGAGCCGCGAAGAAGCGACCTCGACGGCGGTTGCGCTGGAAGAGATACACGTCCTCGTGAACGACCACAGCGACAAGCAGGAGGCGAAGATTGACCAACTGCAATCTGACATCACCGGACTGCGCGATGAAGCGGTGAGGGTGTCCGCTGCCGCGCTGGAGAAGGAAGAGCACCGGGCGCCCATCTCTGACCATGAGGATAATTCGTCATGATTCTTTGGCTGAGTTATGATTTCATCGCTGGGCTTTCTATCGGGTCGGTTGGTGGTACGCTATTCACGCTCTGGCGTCACCGAAAGGTGATCTTATGACCACTCCCACCAACGATTTGAAATTTGGACGATTACCGAATCCGCTTGATCCGCGCGATCAAAACTTTACTTTTGCCGCTAAGCTCGCCACGCTCCCCCCTGTTGAGTTGCCGGTAGCGAAGGTCTGGACGCCACCTGATAATGTGCTCAACCAGGGCAACCTCGGGGCGTGCGTGGCGTTCGCGGGCGCCGCGTGGCTAGAGGCGGAGCCGGTTGTGCAGCAGGTTACGAATAACCTTGCGTTCTGGCTGTACGGTGAGTGCAAGAAGATCGACGGCATCCCGAACACCGAAGGCACTTACAGCCGCGCCTTGATGAAGGTCGTGGCATCACAGTCAGCGGTGGGCTCGTATCATTGGGCTTCCTCGATGCAGGACTTTGACGAGTGGTTGCTCACTCAGGGACCGATACTTATTGGTATTCCGTGGTTCCAGGGAATGCTGAACTCGGACGGGCAAGGCAATGTCAGCATCACGGGGGCGCTCGTGGGCGGACATGAGGTATGTGTCTACGGCCTCTGCCTAGACGGGCGGTATGTGATTCGCAACTCGTGGGGTGCAAACTGGGGCTACCACGGCGATTGCTACTTCAGCCGTGCACAGATGGAGCAACTGCTGTTCGGGAACAATCCGGCATGGCCGTACAGCGACGCGTGTGCGGCGTATCAGATTGGCGCTATTTTCAATCCGGGGGATGTTATGCCAGCACCAGCGCCGTTTCTTGAACGTATGCCGTGGGGCAACGACGCCACTATCACGCAGGAGTTTGGCGAGGTGTCGTCCGGCTACCCTCACCGAGGGCGAGACGCACAAACCGTGCCACCCATCGGAGCGGATCTCGTAGCGTGTGCACCCGGCACGGTTACTACATTCGTCAACAGCCTGACTGAGTGGCCGTTGGGCAGCGGTATCATGGTCCCGGCGTTCGGGGTTGCTGTATGCATTCACTACGACTCAGGCCTGTATGGGCTGATTGCTCACGGAAGTGGCCAGGCATTGGTTTCGCCTGGCCAGCGGGTAACAGCCGACCAGGTAGTGCTGCGATCCGGGTACAGCGGCGTTGTCGATCCGCCCGGACCCGCCGGTGCTCATTGTCACTTCCAGGTGTGCGTGAACAGCGACTTCCCAACCGATATCCGGGCAAGCTATGACCCACGAACCCTGCTCATGGAGGACGAAATGTCGGCAGCAGACCTCGAAAGACTCGCTCGGCTGGAAAGCATCGTGGCGGGCAACGCCGTGAAGATTGAGTGCTACCCCGGCTGGGAGGACTTGATCGGCGTGGAAGGCGGCTTCCCGGCGGGCACCGTGCCATGTCAGGTCGTACCGCCCGACAACTGGCGTGCTGTGCCAGGCAGCCCAACCTACACGCTCACGGGGGAGCCCGCCCTTCTCGCCTGCCAGCGGCGAGGGTTCAGTTTCGCTCTGGGCCTGCGCAACACGCAAGTCGCGCAGCAAACGCACATCAATGCAGGCGACGCCACCGGTGACACCTGGCACCACACGGGAGGGTAAAAGCATGAACGAAAGAACGGTAACGCTGGCCTCGCCGACAAGGCAGGCGCTTATTTGGGCAGTTTTTGGGTTCCTCGTCGGCGCGGCAACGACGCTTATGCAGTTGCTCGTTACCTTGTCCTTGAATCCCGTCACTGATCTGAATATGTGGGGCATCAGTGCAGGCGCAGCCGTCCTTGCGGCGGGCATTGGTTACTCCTTGCCCTATTTGAAGGCGGTGCTTCCGCCGCCGCCCGCCTGATGCTAAGGGTACTGAGAGAACTGGAGTCGAACACCTTCGCCATGCTAATTGCGTTGTTCGTGTTCATCCTGACCCTGTTCCTCATCGCGATCATTGCCGATGCCATACTGCACATCGTGGACTGGGGCACAGTGCTGGGGCTCGGAGGCATGGGAACAGGAAACACGTTGGGTTCCTCAGCGTCCCAGATGATGTCAAATCGATCCGCCAACTACACGCCGCTGGTGGCGAACCCTAACGCAACCCCGCTGCCAGTGAACCCTAACGCAACCCCGCTGCCAGTGAAATCTCACGATCCCGGTGACTTGACGTAGGAGGAACCACCATGAAACTTACAGGTACGGGCGTCTGAGGATTGCCCTCGGTGCGCTGTTTCTGTCCAGCGCCCTCCTGGTGTACGTCTTACAAACGGACCTGGGCATACCTGCGCAGAGAGTAATCGTCGACTACAGCGACGGCCCTATCCTCGAGGTGTCCATCTCGATTGCGACCGCAACGAACACACCGACAACCACGCCCACGCCGACCCGCGCGGCGGTGCTCGTACCAACTTCCACGGCCACGGTCGCTCCCCCTCTTGTAGTTGCGGCGGCAATGCCCCCCACGCCCCACGTGGTGCCCGTCTCGCCCGACGGTCCGTTATCTCTGTACTTACCATCCATGCACGCTGCGGAGGACCAGCACGGGCTACCACGCGGGATCCTGTGGGCAATCGCCATGAAGGAGTCTGGTGGAGTCCACCTGTATGGTGCGAACAACTTCTGGGGTTACGGTCCCGGAATTGACTTCGCGTCGAAGGATGAGGCGATCAACACGGTTGCCCAGCAGTTCGCTCATTGGGTCGACGTGTGCGGGTCCGTGCATACCGCGCTCAGTATGTGGCAGAGCGGTTCCTGCTCATTCGATAACGGCTACGCCGACCGCGTGCTGGAGTTCATGGATTGACTTGACACACGCCCAAACAAGCGGGTATGGTGTATCAAAAGGAGCACACTTTTGATTACCCAGATTCAGCAGATGATTTCAATGAAGGTCAGTCTCCAGGTCAGCCGGAGCGGTACCACGAATATGTATCGGATCATGCTTCTCGAGGACGGCGACGGGTGCGAAGGGGTTGATGTCCCGGTAATGATCTCCGAGTGGGTAGGACTTGTGAAAACGGGCGGCTTCTTCATGGTCCACGACCTGCGCTCGAATCAGAAAACCTCGGGCAACGGGGCACTGGAGCCAATTGCCCGTCCTGCGTGGGCGGCAAACGATCCGAGCCGACTATCAGGCTCGACGAACGACCTATCGCTCATCAACAACGAAGAAACTATTGGGGATGCCCGGAAGTGATCGACGGCGATCTATGGGTTGATTGGTCTACAGGGCCGTGGCGCGGTCGCTCACTACCAGCCTTTGGCACGCGCAGGATTTGTTGGCATCCGTTCGGAGGAGTTTCCCAGCCCTGTATTCCGTTCCCGTATTGCTGGCTGGAGGCGATTGGGTGACTCGGACTGCTTCCTGATGATCGAAGGTAAGCTCCTCCAGTTGTGTTTGCTGTGCGGCAGCACCGGCTGGTGCTGGGAAGCCCCGGCGCGCAATGGGTGGAGCTTATGCGACTCGTGTTTCAATCCGCAGCGGGACGTCATCTGGATATGGATTCACTCGGAGAGGCGCGGGCCAAACACCATCAAGTCCTACGTCGTCAAAGGCGTGGAAACGAACCGAATTCCACTGAACTAAGGAGAACCCGATCATGAGCAAGAGCACGTCTGTCAACGAATCCACTCCGACTGATTTCTTCAACTT